TGTCTCTGGTTGTTTGCGCTTCAGTTTCTATCTGCTCTTGTAAATTCGTCTCAATCTCACCCATGCGGGTGTTTAAGTTAGATTCAGTTGTACCAATCTGAGTAAGTAGGTCTTCTTTAGCTATCCCTAATTGACCAGATACTTCTTCGATGGCCGCAGACAAAGCAATATCTCGGTCAACATTAAGAGCTTCGTACTCCGCCATTTTAGCAAATACAGCTTTTTCAAACGTGTCTACTTGTTCTTTGGTTGCTAACTTGGATAGGTCTGCATCTAATTTAGCTTGGAAGTCTGTAAGTTGTTGAGTTAATTCGTCTTTGGTAGTACCTAAATCGTCCGCTAACTGTTCAATGTTTTGATTAGCGTCAGCAAGGCTTTTCTGTATAGCGACATCTCTGCTATACCCTTGATCTTCATACGTTTTAATACGGGCAAGTAGGTTGGCCTCAACGTCAGCTACTTGTTTTTTAGTCGCTAGATCCGCGATATCTGCGTTTAGATCTAACTGGAAATCGGCTAGAGTTTTGGTAAGTTCTCCTTGAGTAGTCCCTAACTCGGTAGCAAGTTCCCCAAGGGCAATATCTATTGCATCAAAACGAGTCTTGCCTTCATCCTGAAGAGCTTTAATTCTTTCTTTAAGCCTACCTTCAGCGTCTAATACGTCTTGCTGAGTCGCTAGACCTTCAATTTCACCAGCAACTATTGTCTCTACTTCCTCTCTAGTAGCCAAATTAGTCATCTGGTCTTTTATGGCAGCGACATCATCTGCGGTTGTACCTAACTTGGAAGCAACCCCATCAATTACACCATTTAAAGCGGTTACTTGGTCTGCGGTAGCAAATTTACCTAACTCTGCATATAGTCCTGAAGGCCCACCTTCTTGACCTGCCGGTACGCCTATAGCCTCAGCAAGCGCTTCGTCTCTGGTTAAACCATTAGCTTCTAGCTGGTTTATCAGGGCTATAACGTTATCCTCTAAGGTACCGACCTCACGGTTAAAATCACCTACTCTTACATAATCGTCGGGATCTCCTGAAATTGTCGTATCTTCTAGGTCAACTTGGTCAGATAAATCCGTGTCGCTATCGCTATCGGTATCGGTATCAGCAGGGTCAACAGGGTCAGCAGGGTCAGCAGGGTCAGCAGGGTCAGCAGGGTCAGCAGGGTCAGTAGTCTCAGCATCACCTTGATTAGCGGCAGCTAGGTCTTTATATGTTTCTGCTACGTCTGCTATATCCACCGTACCTGATGTAACGTCTTCAATTAATTGATCTACAATTGCAGGTATAAGGTTTTCTGCTCCAATCGCAGCTAAAGCATCACGAACTCTTTCGCTCGTGCTTTTCCCTTCATCAACTTCAGTACCGTCAGCAGGGTCAGTCTCAGCAGGGTCAGTACCGTCATCATCAGTAGTTTCAACAGCTCCAGTACCGTCATCATCAGTAGTTTCAACAGCTCCAGTACCGTCATCATCAGTAGTCTCAGTAGTCTCAGCAGCATCAGCAGCAGCATCAGCAGCCTCAGCAGCATCAAGAGCTTCTTGAGCAGCGGTAGTTATAGCAGTACCAATATTGCTAATAGTAGTGGTTACTGCCCCATCCTCAACCGCTTGATCCACAAATGCTTGTATCTCCTCTTCTGTAAAGTTACCGTTGTTCCCGGTTATATAATCACGAATCTGAGTTTCATAGCCTTGTCTAGTTGCGACGGCGGTGGCTTCAGATACACTTTCTCCGAAAGTAGTTCTCCGTTGTCCTAGTATTTCAGCCGCAGATTCACCTTCGCCAACAGCGCCGATGAGTTTTTTGTCCTCATCTGTCAAGGTGTACCCTGCAGCTGCGGCAACTTCTTCTAGTTCGGCTGCCGTTATCACTAAGTCATCAAAGGCATCTTGCTGACCACTTAACACACTATCGTCGGTTTGATTCCCTGCCACATTACCAATAAGTTCCCTGTCAGTATCTGTTAGGGTGTATCCTTCTGCGGCAGCTATGGCTTCTAACTCCTCTGCTGTAATTGATCGACTATCAAAGTCTTTTTGCAGATCAGCTAATGCTTCAGCTTCTGTGGTGCCGGGACGTAACATTGTGGCTAACGCCTCACCCTCAGCTAACGTATAGCCTTCCGCAGCGGCAGCATCAGTAATTTCTTGGACGCTAAGTGCACCTGCATCGAACTTGTCTTGTTCAACTTTAAGAGCTTCAGCTTCTGTGGTGTCTGCTGCAATATTACCGGCTAGTGCTTCAGCTTCAGCATTTGATAGGATGAACCCTTCCGCAGCGGCGGCATCTTTTATCTCTTGGGTGCTGAGTGCAAGGGCATCAAATGCAGTGGTGGCACTATCGGATTCTACTTGTTCAAAGTCGGCACCACCTTGTGCTACACGGTCATAATCACTGTCTTCAAGGGCATACCCTTCAGCAGCAGCTACGGCTTCTAGTTCTTCTCGTGTAAGTTGTCGGGGGTCTATGTAATCAGGTATACCCGCTTGATTATTTTTATAGTCAAAAACTTCTTTGTTGGTGGGTGTATAACCCAAGTTGTTAAACATCCTACGGGTAGTATCTATATCAACTTCACGTTGAGTTACTACGTTACCCACCGCATTTACGTAAGATGTGAACTCATCTTCACTTAACCCTGCAACCCCATCAGTATCAAGCTCTGAAACATCAGGTACCTCTAGTTGGTCAGCGTCTAGGTTGTTTTCTTCCCAAGCCTCTAATGCTTGTTCGCGTTCTACTAGCTCTTGTCCGGTTAGTACACCATCGTTATTTACATCGAACTCGGCATCACTAGGTTTGCCATATAGGTTTTCCGTAAGATCTGTAATGAGATCTTGCATGTGCGCTAGTTCATCGGTATCACCAGCAAGCCCTTCAACTTGTGCGGGTAGTAGATCTACACCTAAAGCTCCAGCAGTATTAACAACTTCTGTCTCTGTTAAATACCCTGCATCATACACTTCGTTAGCTAGGCTATTCTGTATTCTAGGCTGGTCTATTCCAAGACCAGTTAGATTCTCTTGAATACTTTGAGCTATAAGTGCTGGGTCTGCTCCACCTTCCACCGCCGCATTAGCTTCGAGCATAACCTCGTTGACTTGTGGGTTAGCATTGATTAGCGCATTCGTAATCATATCGGTACCAGCAATACCAGAACCTGTAGGACCACCAATTATTGCGCCTAGGATAGTATCTTTTGCTACGTTACCTTCTACGTCTCTCTGTAAATCACCAAGCCTATAAAGCTCGTTTTCAATTAAGGCACTTACTCCACCTTCTTCAATACCTTCGGTTAGCCCTTCTTTAAGCCCTATTTCGGTGATTTCACCAACACGATCTATAAGCTCCCCAAAAAAATTAGATACCGTTTCTTTTACGTTTTTAGGGGCGTTCTCAAATACTGCATCGCTCATGTCGGCTACAAAATCGTCAAACACATCTTCGACAGTAGCTACACCTGACCCAATAGCCTCTGATGCTTCTTTACCACTTCTGCGTAGGTACTCTTCAAGAGCATTACCCCCTAGGAACATACCCCCCGCTGCAAGCATTACCCCTGTAACCGATGCTTTTATCGCTACAGTTTGGGCAGCATCTTCCGCTTCTTCCTGCGTGTAAGCCTCCCCTGTATCAGGATTTATAGGAGCCTCTCGCAACAACATCTCTTTAACGGCCTCAGCTTCTTCTTGGGTATAAGCCTTTCCTGTATTGGGGTTTATTTCCTCAGTGTCTACAAGTCTTTGAGCAGCAGCGCCCGCTTCACCTATTGTGTAAGGCTCACCTGTTTTTGGGTTTATCTTCTCTTGGTACGTCAGGCTATCTAGTGCCTCTTCATACGCTTGGCCCGCAGCACCAAACCCAGCTTCCCCAAGATCTAACACTATTCCGGTGCCAAAACCTATCTTGTCGCCTATACGTTCTGCTACTTCCTTAGCTACACCACCTGCTTTCGCCACTCCCCGCGCAGCCGTAGCGACACCACCAGAGGCTACTAATAATGGTATTTCTTGGAGTATTTCAACACCAACGTAATCGACTAAAAATTCAGTGGGGTGATCTACGAGCGCACCAAATATAGCTGTGGCAGATTCTTCAAAACCTTTTGCCTCACCAATACGTTTTTCTATATCCCTTAAAGCAGTTTGAAATTCTTCGGAGTACGTATCGTTACCTAGTGCAGCGAGTTCAGTCCCTAACTGATGAAGCGATGTATCCGCAGGATTATCCCCCATCAACGACACGGCCCCTGCGGCTGTTTGCATAAGATCTCCAGCAGCTTTTAAAGTAACCGCTTGAGTAGTTTGCATGTAGTCAGTTTCGTATAACGATTCAACGGCCTGTAGCATAGCGTTCAAGCCTTTTTTAGCGGCTTGTGCTTTTACATCTCCTTCAGAAGCATCTTTAAATAACTCATCTACATCGCCTTGTAGATCGTTTATGAATCGTCCAACAGGCGTTTCAGGTTCCCACTGGGAATACTCGTTGTTATCGTTAGCAGCTCTTTCGGGATCAACCACAGCGTTTTGTTGGAGTAACTGATCTTGAATAACTTCCGAAGGGATACCTAGCATTTGCGCCACAGCATCAACTTGTTTACCAGAGTAATCAAAATACATGTTGCCAGCGGCATCAAGAGCTTCTTGGCTTAGGTCTGATGAAGACCCACTAAACAGTAGTCCAAGAGCTTCCCCTACAGTATAGTTTCCTTCATATAGCCGTGGCAGTATCCGCAATAACGGGTTCGGATTCCCGTGGTCTTGCATGTAAGGGTTTGTTTGTCGAGCTGCATTAATGTTATATCTATTAACAAGCGACATAAACGTGTTATTAAATTGCACGCTACCAGACGACTCGTCAGTGTAAGCACCAATTCGCCTAGTAGTGGTACCACGCTCCGGTGTGGTTGTAGTGAAAGGGTCTTTGTAAAGGGTGTCTATCGTTGGGGTGCCGCTTACTCTCCCAGTAAAGTCTTCTATCGACTCTGGTGTATACCCTTCCGTATAAGATTGGTCTTCCTCTTCTTCACTTTCTTCGGTACCAGTGCTTTCTTCCGTTATGCGTCGGATAAAATCCAAATCTTCTTCAGTTATAAATCTACTCATATCAGTCTGCTATTAGCACCCCCTGAAATGATGCGCCGATCTGGTTGTTTGTGTTACTTGTTACAGCACGGCATTCCATGTCTGTCTTTTCAGACAACGCTAAAGGGAACTCAAAGTCAATCACTAGTTCGTTGCTTTGCAGCACGTTAATAAACTTTGTCCTAAATACGTTTGACCCAAAGTCTCTCGTATCCAACTTGACTGTAGCGTAATTGTTAGCCTGTGATATGGCAGCGGTGAAGATTAAATCATCGAGATAGAGCGTATGCCCAGCAGGGACAGTGTATACCGCCATTTGCGTTTGATTGCCGTCTGTAATACTTGCGTAGGTAATACCTGTTGGAACCCCAGAAGTAACGCCACTATTAGCGATATAGAGCGTACCGGCAGCGGTGCCCCCTGTTCCAGCCGTAGCAACAAACGCACGATTGATACGCAACCAACCGGAAGCATCACCAATTTGTACCTGAGTCTGGCCGTTCATGCTGACGGTAACAGTCTGGGCTGCGTAGTTCTCGTCTAACCCCTCGACGGTTACGGTTTTAGCTCCGGTACCACCACTTGCATCTGCTGTACTAGAACTGCTGATAAACGCGGTGAAGGCCGCTGTAGGCCACGTTACATTACCACCCTGCGACCAAACTGTTTCTTCTGTACCGTTAATGTCGGGGTTGTACCCAAACTTATACAACGAACTGGCCCCAGCTATCTGGCCTTTCGATACTTGTAATTGGTACGGTTCTTGGACTGCCATGGCGTTTCTCAGCGCGTTATCTAGCTGGTTAAAGTATATCCGAAGTACATTATTAAACTGCTCAAATGACTCCTGATCGTATACCTGCGGGGCATAGGGCAGTGCTGGGGCACGGAACGGAACGTCATATCTGGTATTGTCTCCAGCCATTAGCGTCGTCCATCAGGCCGCATATCCAACCTAGGTGAGCCTAACTGCCATGTTACACCCGATTCGGTAGACTCGATCTTCATCACCATCTGCCGTCCACGAACCCGCGTATTGAGCTGCCCGGTAAACTTCTCTATAGGTAACACAGCAGATCGCGTAATCGTACCATCATTTGACCCACCTACCGAAGCAGGGGAGTTGTACCCAGAGCCAGAGTTCTGCATAGGCAATAGCGTCATAACGGCGCTCGGGTTAGCGGCTATAGATCCGTCAAACGTGATATCAGGAAGTACACGCCAGATAAAGTTGAATTGATGTCCGTCATCTAGATCGAACTCAGCAGTAGTGGCATACGCGTGTATTGGCGCACTGGTCACTAGCTCATTATTATCGACGCCTTCTTCCTGATTCACGAGATTGTTATTGTAAGTCGCAGCCAACGGAAAGTCTCGTAATCCCGAATCTAACCATGCGGTGCGATCCATTGTGCCGTAATACCAAATGTTATCCAGATAGTTATACACAACATACTTGTTGGCTGTTTGTGAATCAGCAGAACAGTAGAACCACCAGATTTCGTGGTATGACTCTACAGTCCCCGCAAACACTTGGCCGTACTGGGCAGTATTAAAGTCGTTAAAGACGAACTTGCGTAGGTTACAAGGTAGTGGTTGGGTGCGACCATCGTACTTATAGAACTTATCCACACCCATCCAGTAGGCCACACCATTGGCGTACGCTACCGCATTCTGAGAGGCTATGGAGATGTTTTCACCGACAAGCTGCGCTCCCCATACTACTGGGGCACCAACGTACTGAAGGGCGTATAAGGCCGAATCTGACCATACTAGGACTTCCTGACGGGCTTGTTTAGCCGCTATGATCTCAGCGCCCCTAGATAGCTGTAGGCTACCTGCTTGGTTCGTTGCCGCAGGAGTCCACTGAGTAGAGTCTTCTTGGTCTGACCAACGGATCAACATCGGGTTTTTAGTGGCACTAGCCAGTGCGTTACAACCGAAACAAAACACAAACCGACTGATATCTGACACCAAAATAACGTCTTGTACGGTCGGTACGTTGGCTGTAGCGGGTGATACGGACGAGAGTAATACCCCCCTAGAGGTAAGCCCTGACGTAGCATCCCAGTAGTATATAGGCCCACCACGCGGCCCAAACAACAGATCTTCACCAAAGTTAGCCTGTGACCAGAGGCGTATTTGCGTGTCAGACGTACCACCAGTGCCCCATGTACCAGCACCCCAAGACCCTGCTCCCCACCCTGTTAGTGGTATTACATAAGCCGCTCCGGTATTGATTTGGTATGCAGCAGAGACGGTACCGCCTCCAGTTGCCGTAGAAGTGGCGTTGCTGGAAGCTGTTATGAGGTAGGTATTTGTCGCCGTGGTGTCGATGGTAATCTGAAATTCACCGTTTAGGGTAAGCCCACCAACAGCGGAAGCACCTGAAAAAGTGACGAAATCACCGGATACATAGCCGCCATTTGCGTCTACAACACTAACCGTGGGAGAGCCATTAGTAGTGGTAAACGGGTTAGTAAGGCTTACAGTGCTACGTAAAGGTGTTATGTCGTTGTAGGCACCACCATTCTCAAGGTAGAACTTGAGGTTAGTACCGACACCAATGAGGTTTTGACTGCCTAGCGTTACCCAGTTCCATAAGGATCGACAGACACCAAGAAAGGTAGCATCCGATATACGCTGCCACCCACCAATCTTTTCCGGTGTACCTTGCCGAAAGCGAATCTTATCGGATTCGTACCACCCACCTTCACTGGTGTATCGGGTATTCTCTCGATTAACCCCCGGTTTTAACGCTAATTTTTGTAATGGCATACATAACCCGTCACATTGATTCGCCAAACACTGGCGGTAGGGTTGTTACTACGATTGACGTATTCTGCCTCAAGTTTAGTGAAGCACCGCAATCAGAACAAGTATCTGCTTCCAACTCGCTCTCGTCTATATCATATCCACATTCGGCACATAAAATCTCTATGTCGTGCGCTGGTTCAATATTGCCTTCTTCGTTTACTTTAGGTGCATGTGAGACTTTCATCGTTTTTGATACTCCCCAGAGCTAATCATCTGGCAAATTTCTAATGATCGGTCGCCCACTTGCTCTGCCCATCGGCTACGGTAGAACTCCTGACCAGCCTCTTCGTAGTTGCCACTAGCCATATGCCCCAAGGCTTTAACAAACTTACGCAATTTGGTCTGACCAATATTAAACGACAGGTCTATCAAGGCTTCTTGACGCACGCTATCTAGCTTTGAAAACCATTCGTATTCGACCATTAACTCTTCACGACACCGCTTTATGTCGTTACTTAGCAAATAATCTATTTCGTCCTCAGAAAGGCCAAGCCCAGATTCTGATATATTTCTGCCAACA